CTAGCGGCGTGTTCAATCCACCTGTGAGCGTTACTGCACCGGAGAACGATGCGGCCGCAAGAACCGTCGGTCCGGTTTTCAGCGCCGTCTCAATCGCCACCACTTCCAATTCAAGGTCAGTGACGTCTGTCAGCAGTACATAATCCCCGTTCGCTTTAGCGGGAAACGATTTAATGGATGTTGGATAGGATGCTGCCATCTAATTTTCCTTTGACATTATTTAGTGTCCCTAATCAGGACCCGAATCCACCATCCTCAACCATTCAGCAAAGCGGCCTGCCGTCTTGCCCCATCCCGGTACACTCTCTCCTTCTTGCCAGTTTGGACAATTCCGCTTGTCTTTGAATTGATTACGGGACCATCGCGTACTAACCATGTTCGTGTCGTGCCGAATATCCACATTCGGAAACTCTGAATTGAAGGTGTCCCCTCCACGCGAATCAAATCGCGCATATGGCTTCTGACTGCCCGGCTCAAACCCAGAACGTAGATCAAACCCATCACAATCAATACGAGCGATACGCGCACGATAATGATCCAGCAACGCACTCCGATAGGCGACAAGACCAGACACTTGCTTCGTGTCGTAGTGAATAGCACGTCCATCCTCCGCAGATACCTTCCATGCATTCATGTTGTAGTAGAAGGTGTCGCGGTGCGCGGGATCGAATAAGAAGTGTGACGGGTGGTACAGCACGTCATGGTCACAGATAAACACGACATCGCAAGTCATGGTTTCCAACCCCGTCAAGAGTTGCCGCATCCACGTTTCATGCCCGCGGTCGCGTTGCACCGTCATGTTCTTCCCAAACGAGATAGGTTTAAGCGACACTGCCGCAATCGGCAAGTCCATTTCAAGCAACCGATGTTGTACAGCAATGCCGATGTCCGTGTCATCCAACAGGTTGTCAGTCGTGTAGAGAATGCCCTTCGTTGGATTTGAGACAACTGGCGCACTGTCGATCATCCGCGGCTGCTCAGGCTGCGGCGGAGGTGCGGGAACTTCCACATCAGGCGCTCTTGATGGCACATCATGCCAGTCTGGAACCGGACGGAATCGTTCGAGCAACCAATTCAGATCATGTTTGGCTAATGGCCATTTGTTGTCTATCCACAACGCCCGAGAGTGCTTGCGTGCGCGATCAACTTGCCGCCCAGAGAGCGGGTACGGAAAGCCAAAGTCACCACCCTGCGTGCGGAACATATGGGCGAACCACGTTTTCTTGTTGACCACATGCCGACCGCCACTCAACCATGCCTTACACGCGACTTCCACACCAAACTGTCCCCACGATCCGTGCGCTTCGTCCATGCCACCGAGATCCCAAAACCGCTGACGGTGCATGAAGAAACAGGCCCCGACGCTCGTCATCGTGTCCGCAATATCACCCTGAGCATTCGCATGAGTCTTGAACGATCCCCAATACTGAAAGTGCATCGTCTTATCAAACCGTGCGAAGTCTGTTTTACGATTCATTCGTGGTTGCCAGAGCATGTCGCGAACCACATTCGGACCATTACATCGCTCACACTTCTCTGGTGTTGGGCCCTGATATCGGCGCCAGTCGCAGTCCGTACACAACCAGTCGAACGCGTGGAGGTTATACATGCGCGGGATGACCGTCCAGTCATAGTCACAGTCCGCCATCAGTTTGACATCAAAGCCTTCATCAACAGAACAGTGCCCGTCGATCTTCATGATGTATTTGGCGCGAGAGAGTCGAGCGCCTTCATTCATGGCGGCGCGTTGCCCGATGGACTCAGCATGATGGACGAGTCGTACCTTCGGATGATCGGGGATGACAGGATCCGCCCAGGCGCCATCCAGAATGGCGATGACTTCTGTGTCACCTTGCATGTTCTGAAGGATAGTCTCAATCGTTTTCGCCAGAAACATTTCGTTGCGGGCGGGAATGACAATGGAAAGATCGGATGCAAACTTCATAGTTAGTCTCGGGACCCGGGTGTTGGTGACGGCGATGCCGCAGGTGGTATCTCGTCTAGTGTAAAAGTGCCCCAGTAGGGCACGTCGTTTGTTTCAGTCCAGTTCTGACAGGTACTCTTGTCGCGAAATTTGTCCGTGGACCAGCGGTTCGCCGTAAGGTTGTGCTTATGACGAATATCCAAATTCGGTAACGCAGACATCCACGTCCCTACGAAAAATCTGTTTTGCCACGGAAGGCGACTCTGTTTATGCCCAGGCTCAAACCCCTTTCCGCGTGACCATGTTCCGTCTTGTGTAAACTTGATGCGTTCGCGGTAATGCTTAATCGCATCTTCGCGATAGATGCAGATGCCACTGACCTGTTGACAGTTATCAACCCACACGGCGTGCCCGTCCTCGGCACGCACTTTCCACACATTCACATTGTAGTAGAAAGTGTCGCGTGCTGTTGGTGTGAAGTCAAAGTGTGACGGGTGATAGAGCATGTCATGTTCGCAAAAGAACACGACATCTTCCGCGCAGTTCTCCAGTGCGGTAAGAATCTGTGTAAACATTGTGAGCATCCCACGTTCTAGTGGTAACACAATGTTATGCCCAAAGTTCGGCACGGGTTTTAGTGTGACAGAGGTGATCGGTAACCCGATAGACAACAACTGTTCTCGCACACGCCGATTGATGCGTTCGTCTGCCTGATTGTCGGTGTAGTAAATAATGCCCTTCGTCATGGTTTCTCTTTTGGTTCATACATTGCCATAAGTTCTTTGGCGGTGCCCCAATACGGCAACTCGGTCGCTCGCCTGTCCGCATGGCGTTTACGTTTGCTGAGATAGCCTTCAAACTGTAATGCCTCTTCGGTGCCAAACACAATGCTCGCTGTCGGGGCGCTCCAGCGTTCGTGTGTCAATGTCGTGATGCCGAGATGTCCCTCAAACCGGCCCGGCTCCCCAAAATACCGTATGGGAATTTTATTAGGATTGGGATACTTCGCGAATCGTTCTTCCAACGTATCAATGAGAGCTTGTCGCGAGACGGTGAGACTCGTCATCGTACGTCGTTCGCGATGTGACATGAGTGGTGGTGTGTGCCATGTAAAGATGGACCACTTGTTGACATCATACGCAAACATATTTGGTGCAGGCTTATAGAGATAGTGATCGGGTGAATACAGAACATCATCTTCCGCTGTGGCCACATACTCTGTCTTGGCAGCTTTGGCACCGATGAGTACTTGCTTATAGATGTTATAGACGGACCGGCCGATGTCACCGACGCAGATGTTTTCACCAAAGTCCATCGGTATATGCGATACGCTGATCAATGGCGTCTTACCAATGACGCGAATCAGTTGCGTACGCACCCGGTCAGCAAAACGATCATTGAGAAAATTCGCAGTATAGTAGATGACGGTTAAATTGGGGATGACCAAATCACTCATGTCGCATCCTTGTATATACCCTTCGTTGTGCCCCACATTTGCCGTGCGTAGATCGGTGGCGTGAGTCCGTCCGCTTCGTGATAATGCCCAAGTTTTGGATAGAACGTATACGAGGGTAGAATTTTTATGGCGGAATATTTGGCGCCATGATGACGAGGACGATTATACCACATAAACCGATCCACACAAGTAGTTAGGAGTGTGCCACCAATGGTAAAACATGGTGGTTCGATCACGGTAGCACTCTGAATCCGTTGTTGATACGTCAGGAGAATAGGGTGATATGGCACGGTCCCGATTACTCCATTGGCAACTCGTTCGTCATACTCAAACACCGCGAAAAAGTCCAACTCCAAAAACGACGCACCCTCAATCGTTTGCCGACAAACGGAATCCGCATCCAAGTAAATACCACCAAGGCGCAGCAGAATTTCCACTCGCGCAACATCAGCGGCCCCATCATACATCTGCTTCTTCATGAAGCGGTCGTATTTGTCGCGGTTAACTAATCCAAAATTATCAATCGCCTGTTCGTCCCATAGCGTAAACGTAAACGACGGATTCTTCTTCGGCCATGTGTCTAACCACTCATTCGGGCGTTGCTTTGGTCCGATCCAGATCTGGTGGATGTGTGTCGGAATCATGTAATAGATCGACTTCCTCTATATTTCGTGACATACTGATTGACGATCTGTCGTACCGTAAGGCGTGTGCCGGTGATGTTCATGTCGCACGGCCAAGACGGAATGAGTCCAAGCCAGTGATGGAACTCGTCCTTCGCCAGCACATAACGGTAGGCATTCTCTATAAGCAAGGGTTGCCCTTCGGCATGTTGACGCCGTAGGTAGTTGATGATCGTGTGTGGGTTGTCACCCCAATCAATCACACCCAACCGCATGATTGTGTGCTGAAGAAACTGTGAACGAATCAAACACTCCATTGTGCGCTTGTGGTGGGCGTATCGCGTGTCCGCATAGAACACCGACAATGAACTGAAATAAATCAGATGCTTTGTCGGGTCTTGTTTCGCGAGTAAATGTGCCTCTCGTTCGTATTCGCTGTCTCGCGTTTCCTGACTGTTACTGACGCCCGATGCGAAGTAGATACGATCTGGTCTGTCTAAGTTTGGCACATCCGCAATGGTGGATGCGATATCGCCTCGTCCAATAATCATTTAGTCGCACGTTTCTCATTGAAGGCGGCCAAGTCCGCTTTCCACGTATCCGTCCATGTTGGCACAGGTGAAAAGTGATCGATGAGCCACTCGAAATCTCGCGTACGTTGTTCCCACTTATTATTCATCCAGTAGTCAATACAGTAATGACGGCCGTCTTCTTTGTCGGCTTGATGCTCTCTATACTGTTGATTACTGAAACCATAGCCCTTCCCCTTCTTACCTTTGTGCCAATGAGCATACCACGTTTTCTTGTTGACAACAACGCGCCCACCACTGAACCACGTTTTATTTCCAATCTCTTGCGCTTCCTGCGTGAACATGCCATAACCATCTTCTTCCATGTCTCCAATGACCGTATGCCAATGTGATGTCTTCATGAAATAGCAGGAACCCTGCCATGACATTGTATCATCAATAAGGATATCCTTTCTTTCATAGTGTCGTGATTTCCACTCCGACCCGTGTAACCCGTACTCTATATCGTGCGGCCGCTCAAACGGATTGGCAAGATACATATAGTCAATTGGTGGACGACCATCTTCAACGACGACCCATTCTTCGGGTTCCAACCGATAGCGGCGTGGAATGACAACCCAATTATCCTCGCAATCGGCTTTGAGCTTGGTGTCGTAGCCCTGATCGAGCAAACAGTGTTCGTCAATCTTCATCAGGTATTCGCCGGTTGCCAAGGAGACACCTGCATTGATGGCCGAGCGCATTCCATAGTGGCCGTGTGTTATTCCTTGATGGAGGTGGTGAACTTTGGGATGGTCTTTGGGGATAGTGTCTGGCCAGATACCGTCCAGTACAACTATGATCTCAATGTCGCCTTCAGCTTTGGCGAGTAGATCATCGATAGTTTTCTGGAGATACTGCGGACTGCGTGACGGGACAATAATGGACAATCGCGATGCTATCATAATAACTCACTCCTTCGTACTTATTTAGAAGATCTGTCGATGCTAAATAGAACGACATCCTTTGCGGCGCTCATTTGCTTATGAGTGGGCACTGGAGCCAGATTCATATTGCGTCACGTTCGCACAACGCTAAATACGTTATGCGGCGATAGCTTTAGTCCCGCAAATGCACAGGAGATTTTCAAATGAGCGAGATAGTCAACCCAGTTTCAGCGGCGCAACTGAAGCCGCGCAATCAGGAACCAACGCACCTTGGTGGTTCATCCTTTGAGGACATTGGCGGCACGGAGCTTAACGCCAAGCCGAACACCGCAAAGGTTGCCGTCAAGGGCGTGACCACCGATACAACCATTCCCAAGTCTGTGGCTGCGGAACCAACACATCTGAAGGGCGTCTCCGAAGGGGAGGAAGCCGACGATGATGTGAAGGTTAAGTTCGACGAAGAGGACGATGACGAGGCGAAGCTCGATGAAGCTGACGATCTCGACAAAGCCATCAAGGAAGCCTTGAACGATAAGCCCATCGACGTGAAGGTCAACGAAGAGGATGATGAGGAAGACGAGGACGAGAAGAAGGCCGTCTCCGAAGGGGAAGATGTCGTTGAGAGAGATCCGCGATCAGTCCCGGTCAAGGAAGGTAAGGACGATGAGGATGCTGTCACCGAAGACGATGACGAGAAGCCCGAATTCCTGAAGGGGAATAAGGACAAGGTCGACGAGGAAGCCGACGAGGACGAGAAGAAGGTTGATGAGGAAGCTGACGAGGATGAGGACGAGAAGAAAGCCGTCTCCGAAGCCGTCAACATTCGTGTCAAGATGCCGGAAGCGGCGCTCTTCGAGTCTGCCGGATTCAACGCCAAACAGCAGAAGAAGGTTGCGACACTCTTTGAGTCCGCGATCAAAGTCACCACCCGTCAGGTTACTGAGAAGCTCAACGAAGCGTACAAGATTCGCACGGAGCGACGTATTGCTGAGTCTGAGCGGAAGCTGACGGAACGCCTTAACACCTACCTTTCGGTGGTTGTTGAGCAGTGGGTCGAAGATAACCGTGTGGACGTTCGCAAGTCGTTGCGGTCGGACCTCGCGGAGAACTTCTTGGATGGGCTACAGAGCTTGTTCAAGGAACACTACATTGACGTGCCGGAAAGCAAAGTTGATGTGGTCGAGACGCTAACGACAGAAGTGGATGAGTTGAAGGCTCAGATTAACGAGCAGGCGTCTTCCAACCTGAAGTTGCGTCGTCTGGCAGAAGCCGCAAATAAGAAACGTATTATTGCGGAGTTTGCAAGAAACATGAGTGAAACGCAGGCGGCGAAGCTGGCTAAGCTCGCTGAAAATACTGACTATGTGGATGCTACAGACTTCCGTGAGAAGTTGGGTATGTTGAAGGAAAGCTACTTCGGAGTGTCCGATAGCAAGAGTGATCTGCAATCTGGTCGTCTTCCCGAAGAGGACGTGCAGATTGTGACGGAAGAGAAGTCAGGTGTGAAGAGCGAAGCCGATGCAGTTGCAGATGCGATTTCGCGTCAGGTGAAGTCTGACACGTTCTAACTAGCTAGTTAGAACAGTTGGCTTTACTAAATAGTTTCTACGCAGTGTCAGACAGACAAGACACGCATAACTTTCAGGGAGATTAGTACAATGGCAGAATTTCTGACCGAAGACGTAAAGAAGAAGTGGGCAAAGGTTCTCGATCACCCGGATCTTCCACCGATCAAAGAGTCATGGAAGAAGAAGGTCACTACGGTGATGCTCGAAAACACGGCCCGCGAGATGCAGAAGGCGGGCGAAGTCATGACAGAAGCCGCTCCTGCCAACCAGTCTGGTGTGTTCCCGTCTGCGACGAACCTAAAGGGATTTGATCCGATTCTCATCTCCTTGATTCGTCGTGCGATGCCGAACTTGATCGCATACGATTTGTGCGGCGTCCAGCCAATGACTGGTCCAACCGGCCTCATCTTCGCGATGAAGTCTACGTATACCACGCAGGGTGGAACCGAGGCGCTCTTCAACGAGGCTAACACTGGGTTTGCGAACTATTCGGGCGGAACCCAGAATGGTAGCGCACCTGCTGGTAATACCTCGCAGTTGGCGACTGATACTGGCGCGGGAGGTACTTACGAGTACGACTACGTTGGTGGTTCGACCACGTTGCAGGGTGAGTCATGGGGCTCAACGGGATGCACGGCCATTCCCGAGATGGCGTTCTCTATCGACAAGGTTACGGTTACTGCGAAGACCCGTAAGCTGAAGGCAGAGTATACTATCGAAATCGCGCAGGACTTGAAGGCGGTTCACGGACTCGACGCAGAGACGGAACTTGCTAACATCCTGTCAGCGGAGATTCTTGCGGAGATTAACCGCGAGATTATTCGTACGATTTACGTGAGCGCCGTCGCGGGTGCGAACACGAACACCACAACGGCTGGTGTGTTCGACCTCGACACGGACTCAGACGGACGCTGGATGGTTGAGCGATTTAAGGGGCTCTTCTTCCAGATTGAACGCGATGCGAACGCCATCGCGAAGGCGACTCGTCGTGGTAAGGGGAACATCGTTCTCTGCTCGTCAGATATTGCGAGTGCCCTTGCTGCTGCGGACTATCTCCACTATGATAGCGCCTATGACGGTAAGCTACAGGTAGATGACACGGGTTCAACCTTTGTCGGTACCTTGCAGGGTCGTTACAAGGTGTACATTGACCCGTATGCTGCGATTTCCGCAGACTCTAGCACGGCTCAGCACTTCGTGGTTGGGTATCGTGGTAGCAGCCCGTATGACGCAGGACTTTTCTACTGCCCGTACGTTCCGCTACAGATGCTCCGCGCTCAGGATCCGAACAGCTTCCAGCCGAAGATCGGATTCCAGACGCGGTATGGTGTCGTTTCTAACCCGTTCAGCAACGCGGCTGGGACGAGCGATGGTTCTATCACCGCTCGCGCTAACCAGTACTACAGGGTTGTGAACGTTCGCAACTTGATGTAAGTTCGCTTAACGATTCGCTACCGTTAGGATTGCCCCTGAGAGGTTCGCCTCTCAGGGGTTTTTTTGTCTATGGCCATGACTCTAGTAGATGATCAAAGTGCGTTTCCGCTTCGCCATAAAACTTAAAGATTGACAGCATAACAAAGGTGTTTTTTATTGATTGTAGTTTAGATGGGGTCATGGGATTCACATCATCAAAATACACGCCAATGTTATTGGCATAGGGAAGCATGATTCAAAAATCGTACGTTGCTTGGGTTCATGTTGTCTATGTTAGAGAGTACACCCCGTACAGGCGGACCAACTAGCGTAGGTGAAGATCGCGAGTGATACTAAGATTATGGCCCATCGTATTGATTGCATATTATGATTTCCAAAACACATGTACAGGTTCATATTTCATAATTTTTCCATTCTCTAGTTTGAGATAATTCTTCGCTGTTGCTTTGCCGTCTTCCGTCACACGATTCGCTCCGGGCATGTTCATGAGTGCCATGAGAATAGTTTCCTTGTATTCAAACCCAAGTTCTTTTGCAATCGCAATGCTATCCTGCTCCAACGGTAGATACGTCTTTCCTACCTTCAAGTCTGCAATGTTCCAGAGCATATACCGTTCGTGGTTCAGGAAGTCATACGCATTCTGCAACGTCGGGCGCAGGAAGTGATCACGCCATTCACCGTAGGTTGTATACTTCTTATAGCTCTGGTTCTCATCCTCGCTATACGCCTCACGATTGAAATACGGTGGTGACGAGAACACCAAGTCGCCGCGGCCCTTGAGCAGCTTGAAGGCCGGCGTCGTGTGGAAAAGCTCACTCCCAAGTTGGTACACATGCGACCGATGCTCTTTTTCTTCGTCCTTATACAACGACCCATCACCCGTCGATGACTCGATGCGTACTTTGTTATATGCGTCGGCAATAACACGATAGATACTCGTACCGTCTTTATAGAAGGCGGGATTCGGATCAGTGCCGACATAGTTCAAATGTTGCATGTCACCATTCGGTAGCTGTTGGTTGAATGACATCGCACCAATAAGGCGCCCCGCCCAGCCCGCCGAGGGATCCCACACGTTGACCGCTTGCGCCTTGACGTGCTGGAGGAACGTTTGATAAAGCAGCTTCGCGGTCAACGGTGGGTAGTTTACCGCATACTGACACATCGAAATACGAAAGCTCCGAAACAGATTCGGAAACAACCGTTGTCCCTTGTCATAAATGCGGATATGGAATTCGTGTTCTGAATTCTCATGTTTCGGAAGAATGTTTCGACGTGTGATCAATGGCAACCAGCCGCGTGATAACGCATTACTGAATTCGTCAAACGACAACGCCATCAGAGTTTCAGTTCGCATTTTATCATTGTAACCGGAATATTGCGTTTCTTTATTCACGGGCTTCGCTTCTAACAACAACTCTTGTTCGCCATACTTTCGTTCATGCACATGAAACAATTCAACGAACTGGATAGCGGTGGCGGGTACCACCTCAGAGCGATGTTTCAGCGCCGTACCGCCCGTCACGGTCAATGCACACATGTAGAAGCTATCACGCAAGAAATGACGACGAGCGTACGGCAAATATCGTTTGAACAACTCTGGACTCGCGAAGAAATTGTAAATACTCCGGCCGTCATCTTTCGCCGTGTAATTGATGCGAGTCTTGTACATCTCCGAGGCGTGCCAGGCGTTCACCGCACTCCCCGTGCTAACGTGCGTATTATGAATGACTCGCCGGTTAGTCAGTGTGTCGTTCTTCCAGAACTTCCCCGTAACAAAACCCGCCAGCTTCGAGAAGTCCTTGTCAATTTCACCTAGTGTCCACCCGCGGCGTGGCGGAATGCTCTCTTCGTCCCAAGACTTCAAGAAGGATTCCCGCATATGAAACACATATGCCTCAAACTCCTTATCTGACATAGCCAGAATATCATCGAACGTGCAGTTCACGGTCGGGTCGTCTAACAGCGGATGGAGACGTGCTATCGGAAAGATGTCGGTCGTCGTTTCAATAGCTATCAAAAATAATCACCACACTTGGAAAAGGCGCAGATTGCGCGACTCCTGCTATTGTATCACTTGTGCGTCGAAACTTCAAGCGTTGGCCGCGCACTATTTTCTCAGCATGGTGAAGCCGCGATCTTTAATAAAATGTAACACATGATGAAATTTGTCAATCAACTGATCCGTCTTGTGTGAAATGACAAAGACGTTCGCCTTCTCCAACGATTGAATGATCTTCAAGAACTCTTCGGTGCCGGACGCGTCTAATGAAGAGTCGAAGACCTCGTCGAGTACGAGTATGTTACACGCGGCACTGTTCTTCATTCGCGCCACCGCTCGCCATGTGAGCAGCAACGCCAAGTCAATGCGCTTCTTCTCTCCTTCGCTGAACGAGTCATAAGCAAACTCTTCACGGTGGCTCGACTGGATATGTTCATTAAACTCCGTGTCAAGCGTGAAGTGAATGGGAAAGTCCATTGATGTCAGATAGAAATTGATCTGCTTGTTAATGATCGGCAAATAGTGTTTGATGATCCGTGACTTGATACCGCTATCCTTGAGCAGCGTGTTTGCCGTGTCTAAAATGGCGCGACGGCGGGATACACTTTCATGCTCTACTGTCACCTCGGCAATGCGGGCCACGATCTCGCCAATGTCTATCGTCTTGGTCGCGGTCGGTGTTTGTACCGCGGCGTGTTCCGCTTGTAGCTCCGACAACCGCCGTGTGTGCATCGGCGTCTGCACCGTCACCGTGTGGAGTTCCTGACTTAACGTGTTTGCTTCCTGCAAGTCGTTGTCGTATCCTTGCACCAGCAGGTCATACTTCTCCACCAACCCACGACACTGATCCACGGCCGTCTGCGTGTCTGTTTCTTTACGAGTGAGGCGTGCGTATTTGCTGTCCTTGAACGTTTCAGTAATCGGCTGAGCGCACGTCGGGCATTCATCGTGAGACTCATAGAAGTTTCGTTCTTTGGTCAACTTCTTTGCGCGTGTTTCGATTTCTTTGCGTGTCTGCCGAAACTCCCGTGCCTTGACCGATGCTTTGTCTACGGCATCTTTCACCACATCAAACACGGCAATAGATTCACGCAACGCCTCGGCACGGTCTTGTAGTTCCACCAACGTGGCCTGGGTTTTCTGAATAGTAGCATCGATGTTCGCCAGGCGCTCGTCAATGTCTTCCTGCGCCTGCGCCGTGAAGTTTTCCGACATGCGTTTCTGTTCATCGAACAACGTTCGCTGTTGCATCAGGCTATCGATTTTCGTTTTCACTGTCGCAAGTTCGTCTTTCGTCAGCGACGCCATCGCAGAGAAGATTTCAATGTCGAGCAGGTCTTCAACGATTTCACGACGCACTGTCGGCGACAAGCGCATGAACGGCACATAGGACGCGCTCCCGAGAACCACAATCTGAAGAAAGGATTTGTGGTTCATGCCGATAATATGATCTTCTAACATCCGCTGATAATCGTTTAACGATGCGGGTTGTGGTAACAACACGCCATCCTGATGAATCTCAAACACATTTGGTTTGATACCACGCCTGATGTAGTAGGCATGTTCGCCCACATTAAACCAGAGTTCCACCACGGCGTCGCGTTTATTAGTTGTATTCACAAGCAGCGGTTTGTTGATGCTCCGCAACGCCCGACCGAACAAGGCGAAGCACACGGCTTCCGTCATCGTGGACTTGCCCGCACCGTTGCGGCCGACGATCAACGTCGAGGCGTGTCGGTTCAACGGCACCTCTATCGGAACGTTGCCTGTCGCTAGAAAATTTTGGTATTTCACGCGATCAAAAATAATCATCTAATCTATTGTACTCGGGCAGATTGTGTCACCGACATGGCATCGCGATAGACATCTTGTAGATACCGTTGGAGTTCTTTCTTGTCACACGTTACGGATAAACTATCCACGTAATCTTCCATCAAGGTGAGCGTATCAATATCCGTCGAAAGATCATCGGCCGTCGCCTCTTGTGTCATCAACGCCACGTCATCCACGACCATTACATCTTGAGCATTCACTTTCGCCAATGCGTCCATTAACAAGTCAAACCAATACGGTTGTGCCTTGGACTTCACGACAACTTTCACATAGGCATCGTGGTGTGGTGACGCCGGATCCATGACCGTTTGAATGAGCTTTTCGATATACTGCGGGGGCTGATCCGCGTCATCATACATCATTCGCACAAACATGCTGTACGGGTTCTCGATGAACGTGAGAACGCACGTCTCCGTGTCGAATAAATGGAAGCCGCGGGGGTCACGGTAATCACTCCACATCATCGAATATGGTGCGCCAAGATACTGTATCGGGTGCCGTGATGACCGATGATGAAAGTGTCCTGACATGACAAGCCCAAACCGATCAAACAACGCAGGATCCATTCCCTCATGAGCGGGCATGCCGCGGTACATCAAAAAGCCTTGCATTTGCATATGTCCAAGGACAACAGCACACGCAGAGGTTTCGATCAGCCGCATGGATTCCTCACGATTGCTCTCACAAATCCACGGAAGCAGAAGAATCCCACGGCCGTCAACATCGATTTCCACGGGCCGACTGTGGATGCGAATTGTGCTATCGTGTCGGTACAATTCTTCTACAGAATTGATCTCGGTACTCTCACGAAGAAAGCAATCATGGTTGCCAACGATCACGTCCTCAACAATACCACGCTGCCGCAATGGTACACGATACGATTCTTCGACGAACCGTGCGGTCGCAAAGTTAATATACTTTCGACGGTCGCCATAATCACCCCCGTGCAAGACGCGAGTAATGCCGTGCGTATCCAACGTTGGAAAGAATACGTGGTCAAAGAATTTCTTCTGTGACATACGCATGGCGTCACTATCGTTTCGCACACCGAAATGGGTGTCCGTGATGATCGCTACGTTCAAGCAACCACCGATTTTTTACTCACGCGGCGCCGGTCCCGCCGCCTGTCCGTATACTCGTCAAACTTCCGAATAAATTCCTGTACGTTTTCAAACGACAGTAGTTCTGTATCGATATGAAAATGTCCGGCGCCATCCGGTGAGGTTTGTGTGGTCCCCGACACAATCGCGTTCTCAATCAGTTTATATTTTAGATAGGTATGTTTGCGTTCGCGTTGAATACGTCGGACGAAGGCATAGTAGATAACCGAGGTGAAATAGCCGAACGGATTCTTCGATTTGCGTGGATTGAAATTGTGCATATACATCAAACAATTTTCCACGCCATCGCTGACCATATCTTCACGAAATGTGTAGTTGATGAAGTTCGGTCGATACGACAGATGGGTCGCAATTTTCAGAAAACATTCGCCAACAAATTCAGGAATGGGTGGGTTCTTTCGTCCGCGCTTTTTCGTCTTAAAGCACGCACTTCGGAATTCCGTCAATGCTTTTAGGAATGCCTTGTTGTCGATGTAGTGTTCAGTGGGTTTCGCCATAGGCCTCCAAATGTGAAACAAAATTTATACAAAACAAGATCTCTATAGTAACAGACGGCCGCCTCTCTGTCAACTCATGCACCAAAGTTTGCCAACCCAAATTTGGGAAGAGGGGGGGGATAAAGGGGGGGGAGATGGGTCTTAATTATTATTAGGCCTTTACTAGATCTAAATAAACTAGAACTTAAGAAACCAGATCTAAAGAAACTAGTGCCCGTAGGGAAACTCGCGGCATCGCTACGCGTCGTTTTAGGCGGCTCAAAATACGCTACCCTTAGCTGACTATACATGCGTGTCTGTTTTTGCGCCTAGCGAGCGGCTAAGACGGTCTAAGACATACTCCACACATTTATTCAACCCCATAAAATGACTTCAGCCACATCAGACTGGATTTTTGGAATATCGGCATACTTGTCCACTAGTGTTTTTTTTCCTTTGAAATAGTATGCATCCATTGATCAAGATCGAGTTGGAGCAACGTATATGGAAATTCCTCTGCGGCGTAATACTGCACCCGCTGTTCGGCATGTCGAAATGTGTGATTGACGGATGCGCCGATCCGGAGGTCATCTACAAAATCAATTAAGGTGGCATAAGATTTGGTGGCATGCAACCGCAAACTCCGACCAATAGACTGAAGAACCCGAATCTTGCTTTTTGACGGGCTAGCGAATATAATCATATGAAGGTTGGGAATGTTAACACCGGTTGCCATGGTCCCATATGACGCCACAATAATTTGTTGTTCTCCATTGGTGACCCATTGACGAATTCGTTCACGTTCATCCGCAACCACTTCACCCGAAACAAAATGCACACCGCGGTCTGGTGCCAGTTCTTGTATACGTTGATACAACGGCTTCCCATGCTTCTCGACAAAGTTGAAAAGCACCAACACATTCCCTTTGGCATTCGCTGCCATCTGCGACACGATCTCCAAACGTGTGGGATGCGTGACCAGAAATTCTACCTCATCCTGATACAACGATTTTCGAAAATCTTTACACACATCAGGTGGATATGTCAACACACACATTTTCACTCGCAACGGCGTCAGATCTTTACTTGCGACCAAGTCTTTGGTGGTCGTAACTTTCGTCACACTGCCAAAGAGGCCTTCCAGAATAAGTCTATGCGCTTGTGTGTCATCCAACGTGCCGGTGAAACCGAAACGGTACGGCGATTGCGTACACTTTTCCAACAACCCCGTCAACGACTTGGCTTTTGCTAGATGGACCTCATCCACAATGACACAACGGAATTGGCCGAAATAGTTTTGGGGCAGATCGTAAATGGATTGCCATGTAGATACTACGACCTTTGCGGTCACGTCTTTTGAACGACCGCCTTGAATAGTTTGTACCTCCGCAACATCCATGCCGTAAGATGCGAAGTCCGACACCATCTGTGCCACAAGCCCGGTGGTTGGGACCACAATCAACGTGGGTTCATCCAACATACGCATCAATAAATAAATGATCAAGGACTTGCCACTACCCGTAGGGGACAAGACAATACCACGTTTGTCCCGTAGCATCGCCTCAATCGCTTGTAGTTGATAGACCCGTGGGGTTAGGGGTAACTCATGCACCAACGCCTCAAGCGCACTGTGGACGAGATCTGACGGGGTGTGTGGTACGTCGTTGGTAACAGGGTAACTACGTTGTTGAGCAAACTCTAACACACGCGGCAGCAAACCACGATAAATGAGATGTCCCCGAAGTTTGAAGAGGTGGATCTTGCCCGTCCAGTGCCGCTTCTTGAATGCAGGCATGAACTTGGCGCCCGGAATTTCATATGAAAAATAATCACTCAATTCGTGCGCGATGTGGTCATCACAATCAATGCGGATCCACACATCATTCACGGGCACAATATTCATATGCTTATTTATGGGTGGACTAACTACGTCATATATGAAAATCTTTGATTGCATTACGTTTTATCGCGAACTTGAATTACTTGATCTTCGACTTATGGAACTCTATGACGTGGTGGATCATTTCGTTATTGTCGAAGCAACTCGTACGCATCAAGGTCGACCTCATGAGCCTGTGTTTCATACTCACCGAGAACGATTCGCACCCTATCTCGACAAGATCATTCATGTGCTTGTCGAGGACTTGCCTGTTTACAAACATCAAACCAAAACGGTGCGTTCTCGGACTGGTTATGTTCCGTATGCGGATTGGCGCCCGGAACATTTCAGCCGGAACGCCATTCAACGCGGACTTGACCGAGGCGGTGCCGCGTTCGGGGATCGCATTCTCATTTCAGACTCAGATGAAATTCCCTCTCGCGACATGGTGCTGGCCGAAGCGCCACGGCCAGAAAACGTAGCGTTCATTCATGATCTCTATTACTATTATATCAATACCAAGTGGGTTGCGGATCAGTGGCACGGAACAGTGATGGTCACATACGGCAGCGTTCCGTCATGTCAATATGCACGGGATCATAAACGGAAGATGCGACGAAAGGTGCTAGACGGCATTCATTGTTCGTATGCGGGTGTTGTTGAAGAGATCACGGCGAAGTTGGAGAACTTTACACACGCTCACGAATATGGATCGGCCGAGAAAACGAAACTCGCGCAGCGCCGCGCTGCTCTGATTGATCCACTGGGTCGCGGACCATTAACCGTCGTGTCGCCACCCGCATTTCACGCGATGCCTGCGTTCACAGAGAAATACCCGCACTTTGTTTATCGCTAATTTCGCTTTCGCTTTCGCTCTCTTCCGCTTGCTTCTTCTTGTAGTTGTCAATCGCGGCCTTGATCGCATCTTCGGCAAGCACCGAGCAATGAATTTTTACTGGCGGGAGTGCTAGTTCGGTAACGATGTCGGTGTTCTTGATGTCCATTGCCTCTTGGACGGTTTTGCCCTTGAGCCACTCTGTCGCCAGACTGGAACTGGCAATTGCAGAACCACACCCAAACGTCTTGAACTTTGCGTCATCGATGATGCCCGTCTTTGGATTGATCTGCACCTGTAGCTTCATGACATCACCGCACTCTGGCGCACCAACTAAACCGGTGCCCACGTTCACGTCGTTCTTTGGAAGCGAGCCGACGTTGCGCGGATGCTCGTAGTGGTCAATCACCTTATCTGAGTAAGCCATGTCTTTGTTTCCCTCTGTCGTTAATTAGGTTCGTCATCCGGCGCGCCGCGGGAAAGTATGTGAACGGGTCGAGCATAACGGACCCCGCTGCTGCTGCCTTTGTGGAGAAGTATCCATATTTCATCTTTCGTCAACCACTCAATACCCTCATTCGCGACAAGCACATTGTTGCGAATGTTCTCATCATAGATCGCCGTCGCTTTTGCGTGGGCCTCCTCGCGTGTTAGCTGAAGGCGATAGTGTTCGAGTTTTTGCTTCCACGGCGTACGAATCATATCCAACATGTTGTCTAGATCGTACGTGCCCTGTGTCAGCCCGCGGCGTAACAGTCGCAACAGGAGATCTTTATCTTCTCGGCCGTAGAATTCGAACCTCTCGTCAAAGCCGCCTGCTGCGTATAACAAGTCACGTCGAGTGGTGAATATTCCGATGTATCCCGTGGTTTGTGACCGCAGCAGATCACATTGTGTTTCCATCAAGCGTGTGCGAATGGCTTGAAAGAAGTTCTCGCGGGGGAGAATGTCCGTTGCGCTAAGGATGACGTATTCACCATCGGATACCCGTAACGAAAGGTTTCGAGCATTAGCCATGTGGTAGTGGTCACGGTCGCGATAGATGACATGGACAAATTGATTTGGTGCGTCCAATTTATGTAACCACGGCGAGAGCATCGGTGCGAGTGATGGCTGCTTACCGTAGTCTACAATTATGATCTCTACGGGCGGGCTCGCGTTCGCCGCAGTGATGATGTGCGGAAGCGCCTGTTCTAAATCATCCTCGCGTTGATGACACGGAATCGTGTAACTAAGTAGCGCGTTCGTAGTATTTATCATGAGGATGACGCTGTGGTTCCGCCGTGCGCTTCATGGTGTTATTGGCGAGACATATTGGACAGGTGTGCGATGACATTGGCGACAGGCGAGTTTCCGGATCCGGCATGGTGTGTCCCTGTTTACACACATAACCCATAATGCGAGCGGGGTTACCGCAAACGAGCGTATGCGTTGGAACAGAACGTGTCACAACCGCCCCTGCCGCGATCATCGCATATTCACCAATAACTATGTTGGCGAGGATGGTAGAGTGGGCTCCCAGTGACGCGCCTTTCTTGACAGTGGTGTATGCGGGTTCCCAGGGCCCAAATGCGCGTGGCGTGAGGTCGTTGGTGAAGGTGACGTGGGGACCGACAAAGACATCATCTTCTAATATCACACCATTGTAGACAGACACGCCGTTCTGAATTTTACAGCGATCACCGATCACTACACCGGTATCAATGTAAGCGTCTTTACCAATAATACACTCTGCACCTATTTTTGCTCCCGCACGAATATGTGCGAAATGCCAAACGTGCGTGTTCTCACCAATGGTAGCGCCAGATTCGACAATCGCGGTAGAATGAATTGCCATTTGTGCTTTTAACCATTCCAATGTTGACATTATTATGTTCCGTGCTTGAACCGTAGGAAGTCGATACAGTTCTTGATATGATAGTTTCTCTGATGAATCTGTTTTAGAACATCTTCGATGAACCGCAGAACCTCTTCCAAATACACTTTCTTCTTTAGTGCATCCTGTATACCGGCGTCGCCTTCGATGTAGATCCCGACATTTTGTGAGAGAATTTTTAGCGCCAATGGCGGCCACCCGAGCGTCTCGCGTTCGGCGTCATCCATCTTGCCAAGAAAGTACTCCCACTTCTGCCGGTAGATTACCTTGTAATCGCTGTCGAGCTTCTTAAACCGCAGTCGTTCGGTGGTGTAGTATCTCCACCATTTGGCGTGAAGGAGCGGTACGTTTCGCGCCGACTCATCAAGCGCAGATAGGTCAAGCACGGCGTCATCTTTCCATGTATCAAGATATTGATCGAGCGTCATGGGTATATGATATCACATAAACGTCTTAACTTCAAATGATGAACAGGAGAACGTACAGGTCGTTGTGAGTATTGGCGAATCGCTCTCGCTGGTGCTGAACTCTACTGCCGACATTCCCATTGGGAAGAGTTCTTCAAGTAAAATTTCTGCCACTATCGCACCCGTATCTGGTTGCAATATTATTAGTGTTCCCCGAGTCTTTTCCAAGTCAACCGCATGGGCCCGTGGATTGCCCTGTAATGTGAGTTGCTGGGCACGAAAGTTCTCGACTTCTTCAAAGTTGTGAGGAAATCCAACCCCCTTCATCCAGTAGTACAGGCTGAAGTAGTTCTTAAACTTGGCATCAATGAGATAGGTAACCTCGACGCTGCCGTAGGTCAGTTGGGTGCCAGGATGATGAATCGCGTGGAACGGATTGGGTTGTGTGGCCACCCCAAGATCCACATTCGGAATACTCACCTTCTGCACAAAGAACGACAAGTCCGGCAACCGTTCAATTTCAAACTTGAAATGGTTGGCGTACAGCGTATTCTGTGTTTGCTGAAACTCCGAGG